CGAACCAGCTTGCCATGTGCTTGGCCTTTGGCCCCGCTGATGCCTACACCTACGTCGGCCTGAACTGGGTGGATGCTGACGGCAACCTCTACGCTGCCACGTCCTTTGAGGCCCGCGATGAGTGGACTACCTTCGCGCAGGCACCCCTTGTGCGCCCTGCATGGGACGTGGACCAGATCATCGACATGGTGGCCGCTGCCCGCGCGCAGGCTGCTCTGGTCTACTCAACTGATCCGTTCCCCGCCATCCCCGCGAACCTCTCTGCGCTGGGTGGACCGAATGGGCCGGAGGCGCTAGGATTCATGGGGCTGACTCCAGTAGAGGAACAAAATGGCTGAAGACCTGTTCAATCTAGAGTCGTCCGTTCCTCCCGCTGAGGATCAAGTCATCGACATCCAAGATGTCGAACATGAACTTGGCGCGCTGATCGAAACTGCATGTAACTTCATCGACGAGCAGTTCATGCCGGGGTGGGAGACCGCCCAGAAGTACTATGACGGGCTGACTGACCTTCCTGACGTCACTGGGCGGTCTAAAGTCGTCATGTCGGCAGTGCGCGACGCTATCCGCAGCGCCCGTCCGTCCCTTTTGCGCGTCTTTCTACAAGCAGACACTATCGTCGAGTACGTTCCTGACGGAATTCGGTCTGCCGACCTCGCTGCGCAGCAGTCTAAATTCGTAAATTCTCTCTTCTTCCGCTCAAACGGCTACCGCGCCCTCTATGACTGCATCCAAAACGCCATGCTGAAGAAGCTGGGCGTGATGAAGTTCTGGTTCGATGACTCTACGGACGTCAAATACATCAATTTGACTGCCATTCCTGCCGACGAGCTTGAGCGCGCAATGCAGCGGCCAGACGCGATGGTGCTGAACGCCGTTCCGTCCGCATCGCAGCCTGTCATCATCTCTATGGATGGCACTCCTATCCAACTTTTCGACGCAAAAGTCGCTGTTTACACTCAAAATGGAAGTATTCGCGTCGAAAGTGTGCCTCTTGAGGAGTTTTTCGTTGACGAAAACGCCTCTGGACTCGACGACTTCCGCGTTATCGGCCACCGCCGCCAAATGCGCGTCGGCGACGCTGTCGCTATGGGTCTGCCGTTCGAACTACTCGACGGTTTGGACACGCTGGACCCAGAACTCTACGCTGGCGCGGGCGAGTCAGAATATCGCCGTGGCTACGTCAAAGTAGAAGAGCAGGAGTCGATGGACCGCATGATGCGGCTCATCCTCATCACCGAATGCTACGCCCGCTATGACTTGGATGGAACTGGCGTCCCGCAACTCTACCAGTTCTGGTTCGGCGGCTCTAACTACGAACTTCTGGACTACCAGCCCGCCGCTCAAGTGCCGTTTGGTCTCATCGCCATCGACCCAGAGCCTAACACGATCATGGGCAAGTCGATTTTCGACATCACCAAGCAGCCGCAGGACGTCCTGACGTCTCTGATGCGCGCGACTGTCGATAACGCCCACCTGTCTAACAACCGCCGCCTTGCTGTCCACGACACTCTCGTCAACCTCGACGACGTCCTGAACCCTGCCATCGGCGCTCCTATCCGCGTCAAAGCTGCTGGGCAAATTCAGGAAATCGGCGTCCAGTCCACCGTCTCGTCCATGCTGCCTCTGCTGCAATTCCTCCAGCAGAACACCGAGCAAAAAGTCGGAGTGACTGGCGCTGCTATGGGCATCGACCACGACGCCCTCCAGTCCACGACGCGAGAAGCTGCGCAAAACACGATCCAGCTTTCGCAGGGCCAGATCGAAGTCATGGCCCGCAACATCGCTGAGGGGCTGAAGACTGTCTTCAACGGTATCTTGAAGCTGTCGATGTGGCATCTGCCGCGTCAGCAAGTCATGGAAGTCAACGGTACCTATTTGCCCGTAGACACAGCCATGTTCGACCCTACGCTGTTTATGCGGGCCAATGTCGGCCTCGGAACTGGCGACGCCACGGAAAAACTGGCTGGTTTGCAGGGCGTCCTCGCCCAGCAGAAGGAAATCATCGCTACTCTCGGCCCGATGAACCCAATCGTGACGTACCGCAACGTGTACAACACTCTGGAAGACATCACGAAGCTGTACGGCATCTACAACGTCAGCCGCTACTTCTCGCCTGTGACTCAGGACGTCGAGCAGGCCCTGCTTCAGCAAGCCCAGCAGGCTGCACAGGCCCAGCAGCCTGTTGTTGACCCCGGCACTGCTATGATTGAGGCAGAGAAGATCAAGGCCCAACTCAAGGAGCGGGAACTCTACGTCAACGCTCTGCTGGAAGAACGCCGGATCGCACTCGAAAACCAGATCAAAGCACTGGAATTCGCCGCCCGCGACGACCTCGAACGCGACAAGATGGCCCAAGACCTTCAGATCGCGTCCTCGAAAACGCGCGTCGATGAACAGAAAGTCAAGCTGGAGCAAGAGAAAGTCAGGTCTGCTCCTTACACCCCTCCTGCCTCAGAGCCTGTGACCCCGCCCAATGTCTGACTCCTTCGCCAAAGCCCGTAAAGCCCGCGACCTCCTGCAAGATCAGGTTGTTAGTGACATCCTGAACCAGATGGTTGCTGAAGCCTTTGCAGAATTTTGTTCCGTTGAAAGTCAGGACACTGTAAAGATGGGCCATATTCACGCCAGAGTCAGGGCAGTGGATACGTTTCGAGCAACACTGCGCAATCTCGCGCGGACGGTCGATGAAGGGAAGTCCTGATGGCTCTAGAAGCCACTACCGAAGCACCGCAGCGCATGTCGATGGACGACATCGCTGCCTCTATTCTTGTCAAAGCCGACCCTGCCCCTGTGCAGGAGGATGACAAGCGCGCCCCCGACGAGGCTGAAATCGTCGAAACTGCGTCTGAAAACGACGCTCAAGACGCTGAAATCGACATCAACGTCGAGGACAGTGACGTTCCGACCGAAGACGCTGCTGAAGCAGATGATGAAAACTTCGAGACCTTCCAACTAACCGACGACACGCTCGTTTCGGTGACAGTAGATGGACAGGCCAAAGAAGTAACGCTCGCTGACTTGAAACGCGCCTATTCGGGTGAAGGAGCAATCGAGAAGCGCCTGCAAATCGCCACGGAAACCAAGAAACAGGCCGAAAGCCTCAAGGTCCAAGTGGAGCAGGAGCTAAACACTGGCCGTCAAAACCTCGTCAAAGCATTCGCTGCGTTCGAGAGCATGATGTTCCAACCTCAAGTCAGCCAGCCTGATCCGGCTTTGCTTCGTACTAATCCCCAACTTCACTACGTCCAGCAACAGGCGTGGGAAGCGGAGCAGCGCGACATCCAAGCCAAGCGCCAGAAGGTGCAGCAGGCGGTAACGCTGTTCCAGCAGCAACAGGCCCAGCAAGAACAGGAAGCGCGCGCTAAAGCTGCGCAGCGACTTGTCGAACTTATGCCTGTGCTGCGCGACCCCGTAAAAGGGCCAGAAATGCAGAAGATGATGGTCGATGGCGCTTACGCCTACGGCTTCAACGATGCTGAATTGGCCCAAATTTCGGATGAACGGATGTATTTGGTACTGGCCGACGCCGCAGCCTACAGGAAACTGAAGGCCAAAGGGCAGGCAGTGCCGCAGCAGCCGAGCAAAACAGCGCCGATTATGAGGCCGGGAGCAACCCGTGCTGTCGCCACAGCAACTGCCGCAGCGAGGCAGCAGAAGGCCGCTCTGGAAACCGCGCGCAAGACTGGTAGGGTCGACGATATCGCCGCCACGATGCTTGTCCGCAAACCGAAAAGGTGACGACTCATGGGTGTTGATGCACAAACCATTGAAACGTATGACAACACTGTCATCCGTGAAGACCTCGAACAGCAGTACACGATGATCTCTCCCGAAGAGACGCCGTTCCAAACTGCTATCGGCGTCGGCCCGAAGGCCACTGCCACCTACCACGAATGGACCGTGGTCGAACTGGCGAACCCGTCTACCTCGAACCGTGTGATCGAAGGTGAAGACACTCCCGGTGAGGATGTCGGTACTCTTGGTACGCGCTTCGGCAACTATACGCAGATCAGCGACAAGGTCGTGTCTGTGTCGAACACCTCGGAAGCTGTCGACGCAGCCGCCGAGAACGTCCAGCGCCTTGCTGCCCAGATCGCTCTGAAGCTCAAGGAAATGAAGCGCGATATGGAGTCCATGCTCCTCCAGAACGTCGCTGCAAACGCTGGCGCTTCTGGCACTGCCCGCGTTTCTGCTGGCCTGCCTGCTTGGCTCCGCACGAACATCGTGCTGGGGTCGGGCGGCGCGGCTCCGACCCTGTCTGGCACGTCTTCGGGTCACCCGAACGCAACCCTGACTCCGGGTACGGCTGTCGCTCTGACGGAACTGAACCTCAACAACGTCATCGAAGACTGCTGGAACGAAGGCGCTACGCCGTCGATCATCATGGTGAACGCGAACAACAAGCGCGTCATCTCGCAGTCGTTCACGGGCAATGCGACCCGCTACAAGGACGCCATCGACAAGCGTCTGACTGCGGCCATCGACATCTATGACTCGGACTTCGGTGAGCTGACTGTGGTTCCGAACCGCTTCCAGCAGACCACGGCGTCGAACAACTTCTCGGTCTACGTCCTTGACCCGGAATACGCGGAACTGGTGTTCCTCG